CTTGATGAAAAACGCATCTGTATCCGTCAAGAAATGGTTAACTACTGCCCCTTCAGGAAGCATACCCATGTTCTTAATAGCATTTGCATCGTTATCAGCCGTTGCTGAACGCAAGTTTGAGTTAATCACACGCTCTGCAATGAACTGCAATTCTTTTGGAATGATAAGCTTCATTCCACGAACTGCAATCTTCAGACCACGCTCATCAGTCAAACCAGCAATATCAATCAACATCTGCTCAAGTGAAGTTTCGTTCAAGTCAGCGGCTGTTGAAAGAAGGTTGCGTTGGTTTCCTGTCAAGGATGGGTGTGATGAAGAACAAAGTGCTGCACCATCGCCGATTGCAGAAGAGCCTGTGCTGAACGCATTGTTCAGAATAGACGCTGCTTTAATCTGCTTGGTCTGGGCCATAGAACGGGCCAGAGCCTTGGTGTAGCGTGATGCCAAACGGTCATACAGATTATCCTCAATAGCCTCTTCCGTAATAGAAAACGCCAAAGCGATTGTCTCATGTGTGTACCGTGCAGTGTATGTCTCTTGAGCATCGTCAAAAGAGATGGCTGCGCCTTCCTCTTTAGTCGGTGCTGTTGAGAAACCACCCAACATCACTTCTTCTTCAAAAGAACGATCTGAAGACTCTTCAGCGAAGATCTCAGCATGTTCGTTCTCATAACGGTCGTACTCAAGCCCAAAAAGTGCATTTAGACCGGGTTCTAGCTCTTTAGCTAGTTGTGCTCTTGAAATAGCCATTTGCTAGCCTCCTATATACCGGTTGTAGCGTAGGTGCCAACCGCAATGGTCGTACCTGTGTTGAACGCACCATTCAAGCGAACGATGTACTGATGACCAAGTGCGGAATAATCCGTGTTGCCTGCCTCGTCATAGAGGCCGACGATACGAACGTCCAAAGTGTTTGTAGTAGCTGCTGAACTGATATCAAGCATGTCGCTTGATTGACCAGTGTTTGTGCTACCATTGTTAACACTTGCCATGTCACAGTTGATGAAAACGTCTGCCAACGCGGTTGCCCGGTTGGTGTTAGTTCCATCGGCTGCCACAACATATAGCTGCATCGGGTCGTCATACACGTAAGCTTTTACGGGATGATTTGTATCAACGCTTACTGCGTTTGATCCGGGCCAGTAATTGAGGTGTGTCGTCTTACCGGAAACGGAATCAACGTACTCAACACCACCTAGAACACCCAATGGAGCTATCGCCTGATCGGAGATAATAATTGTTCCACTGGAGGCAGGACATACGATCCCACCGTTGTAGATAGCAGTTGTGTAGTTGCTGGCAATCTCATACATCGTTGTAGCGTTGTTATTGGGATTACCGCCCGTTTTACCAATAGGACGAAGGCCGTATCCACCTGTCAAGATGTTTGACATTAGTCTCTCCTATTTGACAAAAAGGTAGTCATCATCTCTGAGGACCACCGAAAGTTACACGAGATTGACGATCAGGTTTATTGATCGTCATGGTCGAATGAGCATTCTCACGCATCATATCAGAGTCCACAGCCTGCATCTGGTCAGAGCTTCTTTGATTAAAGTAAGCTGTCCGTTCCGCAACTGTCTCATCTGGTATGCGAGCAAGAATAAGTCCACCTACTCCAAAAACACCTTCATATTTACCTGAGTCTAGTACCGGGGCCTCAAAGTCTGGGTACTCGTCCTTGCGAACAAGTTCATAACCTTCGCGCATCTTCGCGCTGATGTTTTTAGTATCGTCAAAACCTCGGGTTTCAGCCCTGATCCAACGATGCTTAAAACCATCCGGTGCAGGTGGTGCATCCAACATAGACGGGGGAGCCCACGGCTTACGCTGCGCCGTCTTCTCCCTAGTTTGGTTAGCGCGAGCAGTACGTTTTACTGTACCTTCAAACATTTCGTTCTGTTCTTCAGACATTTAACTTACTCCTTCACGTATTTCGCGTATTCTTCAAGCGGCACACCCAATTTCTTTGCTATCGCAACTTGGCTAGGGGTGAGTCTAACCTTTTTCCCACTACTGCGCCCAGAACTTGTGCGGGATACAGAAGCTACGGTCTGAGCGGGCCGCTTGCTTCCCCCGGTTTTTAACTTGTGCGGAAACTCTTCCCGCATACGGTTATCCAGTTCAGTATAGTACTCATCGCTCTGCGGGTCAAACCCTTCATTTTCGACAAGCTTTTTGTGAACACCAAAAGCTGCATAAGTCATGGCCTCATCAGAACCAAACCAGTCATTTCTAGAGGCCCAGTTTTCTGCTTTAGGGTCCGGACGACGCGGCTGCTGTTGAGGCATGGGCTGCTGAACTTGAGCCTGTGCCTGCGCTTGAACCTGCTGGGCATACCGCTCTTGTTGCATTTTGGCCTGTTGAGCCCGGTCATTTTCAATGGCCAAAGAAGTTATTTTTCTCTGCGCTTCAACAACCCCGTTTGTATCTCCAATTTCAATAGCTTTTGCTAAGTCTTGTTCAGCATTTCCCATCTGAGAGTTAACACGATTGCTATATTCGTTGACATAATTGGTGTCGAGAGTGTTCATACGGGTTTTTAGCTGCTCCGCTTCACTCTTAACATTTTGAGCATATCGTAGAGCTTCTTCTTCCCGACGCTCTGCTTCCCGCATTTTCTTAGTCAAACGATCAATGCGCTTCTGCGTATTGCTCTCAGCTTTTTCAAACTGATCGTCTTCCGTCTCCGCTACAAGTGGCGCTTCTTTTACATCTTCGCCAGAAACGTCTACTTCAGTTTCTTCTACGTCATCCAAATCCAGTTCGATCTGGTCAGTTTCTTTTAAATTTTCTTTCGCCATCATTCGCTCCTAGAAATGAAGAATATCTTCAGGTTCTTTAATTTTAGCCAAAACCTCATCATCATTGAGTATCCTGACTTCACCACCGTCAATTTTAAAACGAGACCCGGAATAACGAGCAAACATCACCCAGTTACCTTCCTCGCACCAAGGCCCCGTAGGAAACTTTTCCGCATCCTTGTAAGCTAGATCCCCTACTTTGAGGACATAGCCCACCTGTGTTGAAACGGTCTGTTCCTGAACCACCGCATCCGGAAGGTAAATACCCCCGTCTGTTTTGCCTTTACCACGGTATGGAAGAACCAGAATGCGCCATCCCGTAGGTGTAGGCATTCTTTCTAGAAGTGACCCCTCAATAGCTTCGGGGTCTAATACTTTATCAGAAGGCTCTTTGTAAGCCTCTGCAATAGTTGCAACACCCTCAGATGCCGCAGCTAAATCAACTGCTTTAGTCATTGCTTCGCTCCTGTTTATCTAGCAGGCCCTTGAGTTCCTGTTCCACGTGATCTAGGGCTTTTAAATTACCCATGAGCTCACGATACTGCTCTATGTTCTTCACGTTATCATAAATCAACAAGTCTTGAATGGCTTGTCGCCGTTCTTTTATTATGCGAAAAACAGCTTCCGCAAAGTAAACTTCATCCACTCCGATAACTCCGCATTAAATCCTATGTGTTCTTATAACACACTATTCGGATTCCGCAAGAGCTCTCATCCGGTCTACCAAACGTCTGGCCCGATTTGGGACCTGTGTATACCATCTGGAATCCACCATCTCATCTGCGGCTTTATTCCAGTCTCTATCGTCCACACCGGCTTTCATGCCTTTGAACTTGCTAAGTCTGGGTCTGCCCATATTAAACATCATGTTTGCAATGATGTGCTGGCACTCTTCTGGCAGATCATCAAAGTCATCATACAACACCCGGCACTCGTCAAGAGTCACAGCCATATCAAGAGCAAACAACTGACGCACACGCTCTTGTTCAACCGTGGTGCCTACAGGCTTGCCATATTCTTCGTCAGTTTCAGTGATAAGATGACCAATACCACAAGTTTCCAGACCGTGCGTGTCTAGGTATATCTCGTACTTGCAGCCCTCGTCTTCGGCTATCTCTTCGCGTAGCTTATCTTTGTTCATTTTTTAAATCCTTTTAGACCCCGTATTCCAAAAGAAGCTCCGATTGAGGCATACATCGCCCATTGAAACCATTCTGGTGTACGAGACAAAGCGGCAAACCCATCCTCAACATACTGTTGAGTAAACGGAATGAAGCACATAGCAATTATGGCTATAAACAAAATAGTCCATGCTTCGTCTTTCCACGAGTTATCAGAGGCTTGCGCCATTATTTTTTCCCAGCCCGCCTCATGCGTAGCTGCCGTAACCATAACCTGCGCTTCTGCCTCTGCCCGTGCTTTGGCTACAGCGCCCTTGGCTTTAGTCTGTTCAATCTTTGATTCCATAAACGAGCCCGCAAGACTTGCTATCGGGCCTATAAGTGCCTGTATCATTGCTCAATAATCTCCATTATTTCGCCTGCTTCAATTTTTACCTTCAACTGCTTACATGCCCACCTTTTATCAAAATCAATTGTATGTCCAGTATTACGCTTGATTTTACGGCGCACGGTCAAACATTGAGACAAGTTTTCATACGGCGTATATTCGACTTTTTCATCGCCAATCATCAATAATAAAACAAATGTTACTTCAATC